GTGCAGAAATTGCTTTAATTCTTTTTGTTAATAAATAAAAAGTTGGATTGCCGGTTGCATCTCTTTCAAACACATCAATTTCTCTGTCAGTTGTATTTGAAAAATCTAAAGAATCTACTGTTCTAAATACTATATTTGAATTAGTTGTAGAAGCAACTTCCATACCATCTTTAATTCTTAAACAATAACTTTCGTCTTGTATAACTGTTGAACCTGAATTTTTTGATGGAATCAATTGATATACCGTCAATGTTGTTACTGCGGGTGACGATGTTTTTGGTTTATATCCCATCGTTTGTGCTAATGCAACAACATTTTTTCTCTCCGTTGCATTTGACAACATTGATTCTTTTAATTGAACATCTTGATAGAAAGATAAAATATCTCCTATGACGGCAGCTTGTTCCAAAAACACCATACCAGGTGATGATTCATTGAAATCGGAATATGTGTTTGGAAAATATGTTTTGGTATAATCAATTAGGTTTTGTTTTAAAGTATTAAAATCTTTACCTAAATAATTTATATTTTTTTCACTTCCCCAACTTTTTTTAACAGGTTTAATAGCCATTTATTAATTATTTATACTAACATTTAGTGTTTCGGTTAATGCTGGATTTGATTTTAATGATAATTGTAATTGTAAATTAATACTATTTGTATCAATATCATTATCATCATAATCAAATATTATATTATCTACATTTATATAAGGTAACCAAGTATTTACTGCATCTAATATAGAATTTTCAATATCTGCTGCAATAGAATCTTCAACAATTTGTTCAAAGATTAAATTATGAATATCACAACCAAATTCAGGTTGCATTTCTCTTTCACCTTTTTTAGTTAATATCAAATTAATCAAATTATCTTTTGCTTGTGTTAGAGTAGTGTAATTAACGGCAAATATACCATTAGAATTAGATTTCCTACCGAAACCAATTCCTAATGATTTATAATTATTTTCCGCTAAATCATTTACATTAATTCTACCTAACTCTATTGCCATTATTTAAATCTCTTTACTAATTCTGAATAATCTCTTGTCAATGCTTTCATAGTCGCATCTTGTAGTGCGTCTCCTGTTGATTCCATTTGTTGTGGAATATTTTGTGGAACACCAGATTCTCTAAAATCCATTGTATTCCAATCTTCATCCATTTGCATAGTTGGTTGAATCATATCCAATACACTACTACCATTTCCACCATTACCACCTTCTACTCTATGTGCAGATGTAAATGGTTGTGTCATATTCAAAATCTCATTTATCATTGGGTCTTTTGAAAATTCTTTTTGTGGTCTTTGTGTTTGTTGAACCGGTTGTTGTTTCTTTACAGGGGCTACTGGAACCTCTGTCATCTCTCTTAAAGATGGTGTTGTTTTCTTTTGTGAGTTTAATGTAACTGCACCAGATTTGATAAGCCTAGTTATTTCTTCTTTAACTTGTTGCTTAACTTCGTTTTTAACAACTTCTTTAATTAAAGTTAGTAAAATTTCTGATTTCATAATAATTGTTTATATATGTTTAGTAATAAATATTTGATTTAATAATTTATCCAATAACTTTATATCCAGTCCAATTTACAATTCCAGTTGCAGGTGGTGCAGGTGGTGGATATTGGGCCAATACTGTGAATATTCCTGATAGTGTACTCAAATGTATATTTGCGGAATTTATAAAAGCGTCTAAAAATGTATTAGAGTTTGTATTTGGTAAAACAGGTAATGGTGTCCATTTTCCAGTTGATATTACCAAACCATTTAATGTTGTATATTAGAAATAGCGCCAATTGCAGGAATTAGCGGTGGTATTTTTGAAAATTCAACACCTACCCAATAAGAAATTATAGCAGGGCCGATTGAATCTAATAATGTTCTATTATTGGATAATTGGGTTTGTTGTATAATACTTAATAGAGTAGTTTCCATTAAAACCGTATTACCTTTGATAACCGATACCCCATTTATAGTATCTCCACCGGTTCTAATAGCCAAATCATATGATGCTGTAAATTGTTTTGCAAATTGATTTATATCATTCCCATATGAGTACGATTGTATACCAACTAATAATTGTGATTTGAAAATAGACCAACTCATTATTTACTTAAATAGTTTTTAGAAGAAAGTATTTCTTTTAATTTAGATTTTATAGAATTAAATGCTGCTAAATTTGTGGGACCAGTTGATGAAGGGCCGGCCGGCGTTAAATATATTTGTTGTGTTATTGTATCAATTAAATCACTCATTAATTGAACCAGCTCGCCGCCCAATACCATTTTTTGTACATCGGCACCGGCATCACCAACACCTTTATCTTTACCTAAAAATATCTTACCATTCTCCGAATTAATGAATATTTGATTAGCACCTGCAGAATGTATTGTTATATTTTGTCTATTGTGTATGTAAACTTCTTTCTCTGCATCTATTGAATAATTGCCATCGGTTATTACACCGGTATTTCCTTTACCAAATATAATAAACTCTGATGCTTTTGCAGAAAGGATTACTCTATCCGAATTTACGAACAATTGATTGCCTGTTAATTTTTCCGAATTAGGATATTCTTTGAAAGCTATTTTTATTTTGTTTATATTTTCCTTAAATGGTACTTTGATTTTATTGGATGTAAAATATACGGATGTACCATCGTTATTGATATCTTCATCTACCGTTGTTCCTATTTTTGAATTATCAAGTTGTGGATTTTGTTTATTTCTTATAAAAATACCAGGTGATGATGTCTTACCATCTTCCGTTAAAAAGAATTCACTAAATCTAATTGTATTACCAACTCTACCACTTATAATGGTATCTCCACTTCTTGGTTTTAAGAATTTAATCTTTTCATTTACTTTATATCGTTTCTCATCTGATTTTTTAGGTGTTCCTGTTTGACCTGTGGAACCTGTTTTAGTTTCGGTATAGTTTTTGTTTTTACTTTCAGAATTTCCAGTAGATATATTTTTCTCTCTACCAACTTCGGAAACTAATAATGATTCTCTAAAATTTGGATATTGTGTTGCTGAGTATGGTAACCAATAATGTGAATTTCCAATGTTTAATATCAATACAGTTTCACCTATTAGTGGATATGTTATATTATTTTTGTCAAATGGAAATGCATAATCTTCTTTGTTGATAAAACTTTCTCTTCTATATTCTATTGCACCTAAAAACCTAATATCGGTATCCATAAAGTCATTATTATCATTATATACAGGTACTAATTTTTTATCTAAATCATTTTTTATAGATTTATCAGATTCAGTATAAACTCTATATACGGTTGCTAAATAAGTTTCACCAATCATTATAATTTAGTTTTAATTTCTTCAATTTCTATTTCCAAATCACCCAATCTTTCTTTGGACTTCTCTTCAACTGCATTTATAGTATCTTCCATATCTGAAAGTAATTGTTCTTTTTCACTCTCACTTAACCAACCATCTTCACCAATACCTTTTGCTTCTGCAGCTGCAAGTCTTTGTCCTATTGTTGCAAGTTTAATTAAGTGGTCATCGTTCTTAACCGATACTTCAATTAAATCTTTTATAATAGGTGCAATGACCGTTGCCTCACCCACATTACGAATAAGTTTTCTTAACGATTCAATCAACTCAGAAATGTTTTTCTTTTTGTTTTGTTGATTTTCGTATATATCTTTAAATAATGATGATAAATTTTTACCATCAAATAATTGAAATTCTGTTGCCATTTTATATGTTTATGTACTAATAATTATTTACTTATTAAAAACTTACCCAAAACTAAATAATCCATATCACAATTATGAAATGTCCAAATTGCTTTTTGTGGGTCATTTGTCATTGTATGGTCTTTTAAGTTAAACGATGTATTCAATAGAATAGGTGTTCCTGTTAGTTTTTCGAACTCCTTTAATAAGTCATAGTAAAGTGGGTTATCTTCTCTTTTAAGTGTCTGTATCCTTGCAGAATTGTCAACATGGGTTACTGACGGAATGTTTACATCCTTTTTAACTTTGACAACCTGATTCATATATGGAACATCTTCTTCCGATAGAAAATACTTTTGATAATCTTCAATTGTAACCGATGGAGCAAATGGTCTAAACATTTCTCTTTTTTTGACAACCTTATTAATTCTATCTCTAATGTCGGATAAATGTGGATTACCTAATATAGAACGATTACCCAATGCTCTTGCACCAAATTCAGTTCTACCTTGAAACCAACCTACTATATTACCCTGTTCAATTAGCTTTGCAACTTCTTTACACAATGTCTGTTGGGTATCATGCATTATAACTTTACTTCTATGATTTTGTAATATAATTTTAAGTAATTCAGGACTACTCCACTCCTCACCTAAATATGGAGATTGATTATCACCACCTTTTACTTTTGGATTACCAAATGTTTGATGATAATGATATAAACATGCACCTATTGCAGAACCACTATCCGATGGAGCAAATGGAATAAATACATTCTTAATTGCTGTAAAATGTTTAATTTTACCATTGGCAGTTCCATTATATGCACATCCACCACCCAATACTAAATTCTCACATTCCCAAGTATTTGTAATTCTATTGATAATAAAGTATAATGCACTTTCATACCAACCTTGCAATGAAGCAGCTAAGTCTTTATGATGTTGTTCTATTGGTTCATCTTTGAAACGTGGAGGAAATCCAATTAAATCAATAAGTTTTTCATTAAACATATCATTATCTGATGTATGCCATGTAAAGTAAGACATGTCCATCTTTACGATGTCGATTTCACCACCGGTAGTAACAACTTTATCAAATATGTTATTATATTTTTGATTATCCCCATATGGAGCAAGTCCCATCACTTTATACTCACCTTCGTTTGGTTTAAATCCTAAATAAGCAGTAAATGCTGAATATATTAATCCTAATGAATGTGGAAAGTGTAGGGTTTGTATCTTATGAAATCCTTTCTCATCACACATTGTAGCGTATACCGAATGTCTTTCTCCTACTCCGTCAATTGACAACCCTATTGCTTTATCAAATGGTGATGTGTAGTAAGATAGTGCTAAATGTGAATAGTGATGTAATGAATATAAAATTTCTCCATCATATCCAATTGATTTTAATATTCCTTTTAAATTACCTTCCGATTGATTCCATCTTTTTAAGAATTGTCTCCATTTCATTGGATATCTTAAACCACCCCACTTACCAATTGTTTCTTTAACTCTTTCAAATTTGTCGTTTGGATTTTCATACCAACAAACCATATCAATTTCATCAATTGTTATTTTTGCATATTCTAAACACCATTGGATTGCTTTAAACGGAAAAGAACTATCATGCTTTTCACCGGATAGTTTTTCTTCTTCAATTGCACATATAACTTTACCATCAATAACTAATGCTGCAGCGGAATCATGATAAAATGCTGATAAACCTAATTGTATCATCTTTAAATTTTTATATCACCATCTCTATCAAATTCATTATAAAGTGCCATTTGTTTTTCTTTCATTTTGTTGACAACTTTGGTAATATAATGAGTAGGATGTCCTGTCATTTCTCTAATAAGTAAATATAGTGACTTTTTGTTAAAATTTTCTATGTAATTCGCTCTTCTAAATAATTCTAATACCGAATCTGCAATTTGCATATCTCTTTTCTTTGGAAAATGGTTTTCTAAATGTTTATCCCAATATTGTAACATTCTAATATTAAAAGTTCTATGTTCATCATTTCTTTCCTCCTCTCTAAAATTATTTTCAGTATCAAATGATTCTGGTAATCCTGACATCACATCGGTATCTTTGTATCTTTTATAATTTGCATTATTATTTAAAATAAGATAATTTCGTGCAACTATTGTAAAATAACTAAATGCTTTACCTTTACCCGCTTTGTACATATGAATTTTTTCAATCATAAATGTAACAACTTCTGCCATTACATCTTTTGGGTCATCGTCAAAATAAGTAAATTTCCATTTATTATAAACTATCTCTGCAAGTTTTTCAAATGCAGATGCAATTCTTTCTCTATACAATTTATCTTTAATATATTGGTCATCCGTTAGATTATACTCAATGATTGCATCTTCGGTATCTTTTGGGAAATATTGTCTATTGGGGCCCCTTTTTTTTCTAATTGGCATTCTCTTGTGTTTTGAATTTTTCGATGGTTTCTTTTATTTGATAAAATATAGAACCTACCTCATCGTCCTTTTCAAACATTTGACGACTATCTATCAATCGTAATGCTTCCAGTAATGATTCGTTTCTTTCAATTTCGGTTTGTATAAACTTTTGTGTTTCTTCGTATGTATCTTCATATTTTTCTAATTTTTGAAGAAGATTATAAACTAT